AAGATTCAATCACTACTTGTTCTCTATCTTCTTTCATTCTTCTTAAAATATAATTATCTCTCGATTCTGTTTTCATTTTTACCTCATGCAAGTAATTTACTTATTCGATTACGCACTGGTCCTACGTTGTCTGAGTTAATCACATGGCTTACAAAACTTCTCACATCTTTAGGAGAGAAGCCAGCATAGTCACACACAAACTCAAAATTCTCACACGTCACTCCAATAGAAGCAAAGAACCATGCAGAAGCCTGATCACGATTTAGTTTTGAATCTTCTGTTTCATTATCTCTTTCTGGCTTTGAAGCGTCTAAGATAGCTTGAAAAATAACAGATATAAACAGGGATCTATAAGGATCTTTTTTACTATCATTATATAATTGTTCTAATATTTTAACTTCGGATTTACTTGTCTTCATACGCCTGTACTGGTCTAAAAAATTTACCCCCTACATAATTATTATAGTAGGCAGGTTCATCAGTTCCTTCTAAAGTTGTTGATAATACATTGTATTTCATTTGATAATAACATTCATAGTATCTAAGGCTACGCTTATTTTTAAACTCTGATATTATTTCAAACTTAAAAGCTCTCTTACCTAATTTTTTTATATCTTCTAATAAGTGTTTAGAAGAACCCATATATACTTTCCAATTTGTTTGTCGTGTTCTTTTTGTTTTTGAGTAATGCCAATATTGTTTACATCCTATGTAAGATTTTTTTGTTTTTTTATTTGTAATAACATAAACAAAACCAAACATATGTTCTACGTTTGGGTTCTTCTTATACTTCCAATGGGATCTCACCAATCAACTACCTCTGGTACATCAGGGGTCTTCACTACGCTGGTAAGATATCTCTTTCCATTTGCATATTGAAACACTCTTAATCCCTTACCGCCATTTATATCAGACCAACATTCTTTTTTATGTCGGCAATACAAACAGCCTATAGCTAATTTATAATTACCAGATTTACCATCAGGCACTGGATCATAACATCTATTAGGCATCGTAGGGCTAGTGACTATTTCTTTTAATGCTTTAACTCTACTCCCCGCATTAATCATCTCCATTGAATGCACAGGAGCTAGGCATATCTTACCAGTAGATTTATCTATAACAAGGAAGGCCGCTTTATCTACATTATTAGCTTCAGCATAAGCAGATATCTGAGCGATATAGCCAAAGGGATCATCGTTAACTAGATTATTAGAATTAAACTTTTCAAAACTCCTACCAGAAGCAGACTTACAATCCACAAGAACACCATCAATCATTGCATCTTGATGTCCTAATACACCTTCTACTGATACCTCTGCTTGCTGTGCCTCTACAGTATGACCAGCTACTTCAGCACATAGTAAAAGTAATTCTTCAAGGATGTATCCATATAAGAATTTAATGCGTGTACTTGGGGGTAGTTGCTCTTCTGTAGTTTCAGTATTGACATCATACCATAGTTGTCTATCTGGCTTACCAATACCAGATAACCTAAGATTACCACTATCTCTTGGTTTACTATACATAAATTCTTTAATATGAATTTTAATCATATCTCCAAACTTATCTATAAGCTCATCTACTTCTTTCTCATCTCTTTCTATAGGGCTAAGATTAAAAAGATCATAGATATCTTTTACTAATGTTTCTATATTTTTCATAAAGAATAGAGAGGAGTGCTTTTAAACACCCCTCCCTCCTTTCTTATTATTAAAAGGGTACGTTACTTTCTTCCTGATTTACATAACCGCCCTCGACTACATCAAAGTCATCGGTATTGTACTCTACAAGATCAACTACTTGAACACCTTGTAGATATCCTTTGACGCCTCCACCATATTGGTCATATGGTTTAGGGTAGTAACTTGCATTAACCTTAGAACCATTACCTACACGTTTGTCTGCTGGAAAAGGATTTCGTTGGGCATCCTTTACTGACATAGGTTTAAATGTTCCATCCTTAGTCCTTGCATACTGCTTCAGTGTTACAAAGTCACCTCGTTCATCTCCTTTGTTTTTAAGGGTGAGGCCGTCAGCTTCAGCAATCTTTTTATTGGTAGCATCAAGATTACAAATTTCAACAGACCACTCTCCATCGGGGTTAAATTTAGTATTAGGCGTCATGACATGCGCCCAATAAGCTTCACCAGAAATAATACTCATACTTAATTCTCCTTTTGTTAATAACGATTGATAATAACGTGTTGTCTACTACTACAACAAAAGCATTTTAACACAACTGTAATCACTTGTCAATGGGTTTCTGCCCATGTTTTACCAACTTTATAATCACAGTCTAGATCACATTGAACACTAAGAGTTCTCTGTGTTTGCCTCATGGCCTCTTTTGTAATACGACAGAACCTCTCTATATCAGGTACTGCCACTTCAAACTGGTATTCATCGTGAATAGAGGCCACCAGTTTAACATCCATCTCATATTTATAAACACGCTCCATGATATGAACAAGCCATTGCTTACATATGATTGCACCAGCACCCTGCAATAGTGTGTTAAGTGCTGAGTGTTCTGATCTTATTTGCAAAAGCCTACCATCTAATCCTTGTATAGTCTTATGTTTGCTAACCCTCTTTTGAACATTTTCTCTAAGTCTTTTTAAGGCTGGCATATTACTGAGAAACTTTTTAATTAAAGCTTGCCCTGCCCCTGCTCCTTTACCAACAATCTTACCAATCTTAGCTGGACCTGCACCGTAGAGAAAAGCATAGATAAAAGTCTTAGCTTGATCTCTAGTCTTTAGTCCTGCAGCTTCTTGATTAGCTGTATGTACATCACCACTCAGTACTTCATTAGTAAACTCAGCATCTTTCATATAATGTGCCAAGCATCTTAGTTCAAGACCGCTGGCATCCACACCTACCAAGCGATATTTAGAAACATCATCAACCGTCCAGAGTCCCCGACATTCTCTGCCGTAAGGACTATAGACAGCAGGGACTTGTGCCATATTAGGTACTGCATGTGCCATCCTTCCAGTTATAGTACGTAGTGTCAGTACTTTACCATGTACTCTATCACTATCTGTACATTCTTTTATCCAAGATTTAAGAAGCCCTGTTCTCTTTTGTAAAAGAAAATATCTGTTAAACATCTCTGCTTCAGGCATTTTAATTTTAGAAAGAACAGCTTCATTAATTATAATGTTATCCTTCTCTGTTTTTAATTTAGGTTTCCAGCCCCTCTGTTCTAATCTTTCTGCAATTTGTTTACGACTAGCTATATTAAAAGGTATATACTTAGTCTTTGTTTTTAACTCAACCTTAGTTGGTTCAAACATCTCTAATGATTTACGTTCAAGCGCATCTTGTTCATCTGTTAATTCAGCAAGAAGTCCTATAGCTTTATCTATATTAAAAGCAAAACCATTTTCTTGTTGTTGATCTATGATGCCCCTTACTTTTCTTTCAAGGTCATAGGATTCTTTTGAAAAATCTTTTCCCTCTTCTTGTAATTCAAGAGCAACCCTCCTCGTAAGTTCCGTATCACGTTTACAATACTCCAGCATGTCTTCGTTGTATTCTTCAAACTCATTGAAATCTCCTTTGCTGTACCCCAACCTTTCGCCCCATGCTGATAAGGAGTGTCCCCCATCTCTAACAGGATTATATAAATAAGACTCAAGTAATGTATCCCTTATTTGATTTGGTTTTATATTAGAACCTGTAAGTTTATTCAATACAGGAGCATCAAAACTAATACCGTTGTGCATAATGAATTGATCTATATTCTTAGACCAAGATGCAAATTGCTTACACTCCTCACCTACCCATGTAATAGCTGGGCCAGTAAGAGGATCAGCTACAATACAATGAATCTTTGTTGGAGTTAAGCTATCTGTTTCAATATCAACGACAGCGGTTAACATTAGTCTACCTCAATAAGACAAGCATCCTCTACTTTAATGTGGAAGAACTTCTCACCTTCTCTGATGTTTCTATTAGACACTTCTTTTACCTCACAGTTAAGTAAAATATTTGCGTTAATATGCCACGCCTGTTTACAATCATTACGCCACACTATGAATGTGAAGAGTGCATCAGGGTATTGTTCCTTCCACTTAGTTAATAAGCGGTTCTTACGGTAAGGTATTCGTATCTCTTTCCAGCTAGGATTCCACTCACCTTTCCAAGCATACTTTACCTCTACTTCATAAAGGTGGTGGGTTGCTTTTTCTGCCTTACAAACAATATCAAAGTCTTTCCTCTCTGTTGTGTCTACAGTAGTGTAGTTCATATCTTTAATGTACTTCAAGGTAGCAGCCTTTGCATCTCTATCTGCTACTTCATACAACGCCCTATCAAATTGTTTGCGCTTGCCCATCGTACTCATTCTTCATTTTCCTTTTGTTAATCATTAACTTGTAAGGGATTATCTTTTACCCAATCCCAATTAATGGAAGCATCTATCTGATCTTGTGTAAAAGTTTCTTTTATTGCTGTTACAAAGTTTGATTCATTATCAGAATCTAAAAGATATTCTGCATGACAACACATCATAAAGCTACCATCTAACTTATCATATTTTTTCTCAACTGCGTTTACAGTTTTACAGTTTTTTTCTAAGACAACATGCCATCCTTTTCCCTCACATGTAGAACAATCCCAATCTTCACCTTCACAATCAAAGCAGTAAAGTCCTACAAAAAAGTTTGAGTTATGAAATAATTTATGAATAAACCATTTGATTTTACTCATTCTTCATTCTCCATAAAAGGGTTATCAATTTGTGTCATTCTACCAGAATCTTTATCATAATGCAAGTAGCAAGCGACACCTGTATCACCAGTGTACCTGTTCTTGAGAACACGTATCGTAGTTGTGTTAGCTTCTACGTCATCCTCTGCTTGCTGGTTACGCTCCAAGGCTACAACGCTATCACTTAGATGTGCAATAGAGGCAGAGCCACGTAGATGCGACAATGATACCTCACGCCCATCCTCATGCCCACGATCACCACTTGGCCTTCGTAGGTGGCTCACCAGTAGCAGGGCTATGCCTGTCTCCTCTACTAAAGATCGTAGCTTGGTCATTAAGATATCTATAGACTTACGTTCATCGCCATTATCTTCCTGACCCGATACTAAGATACTAAGGTGATCTAAAAATATCCACTTACATTCTAATGCCTTTGCCATATACCTAACACGATCAAGGATCTCATCATTAGAGATAGAACCAAAGTGATCAAAGGCAAAGAACCTACCAGTATCTATAGTCTTCGATTGAAATTTTCTTAACTCATCCATAGAAAATTCATCACGTATCTCTTTAATGTATAGCCTTGCGTTAGCTTCAACACTCATAATGTTTAATGCAGTATTACGTACACTTTCTTCTAGCGCAAGCACACCAATATTATCTTTAGCATTGCCCATTATATGATGCATAAGCTCTCGCATGATGCTCGACTTACCCATGCCAGCACCACTGGTAAAGCACACAAGCTCTCCTGTCCTTATGCCATAGGTCTTATCGTTAAGACCAGACCAAGGATAGAGACATGTCTCGTAGTGAGACTCATCGTAAAGAGTATCTCCTAACTCTGCGAGATTTAAAATACCTGCTGGAGTATAGTGAGCCGCTGCCCAAAAGTCATTATAAAATTCTTTAGACTTACCTAACTTTAGATACTCATTAGCATCCTTGTGATGGAGAGTTGCTATCTTACATTTATGAGGTTCAAACAATGCCGCTACTTCTACGGCTGCTTGCTTGCCTTGCTCATCATTATCAAAACATAATGTAATGGTAGCAAACGTATTAAGATATTCAAAAGCCTGTTTACAGTTTTTAACTGCTGCCTTTGCTCCATTCTTTATAGATACATAAGGATACTTTGATCCCATCATTTGATAAGCTGACATAGCATCAAGCTCTCCCTCACAAATGGTAATCATCTTACCACCTGCAGGGAAAAGGTTCTGACCAAACAACATAGAGTTTTCCATGTTCCCTTCGGACCAGAACTTTTTATTCTGTGTCTCTCTTATCTTATCACACACATGGTTTCCATTACTATCATAGTAAGGATAGATGTGGTGAGATATTACTGAGCCTGACATTTTAGTTTTAACATTATAAAACTTAGCTGTATCAAGACTTATTTTTCTATCGGTAAGGGCAGCTACCCTTCCCTCTGTAGTTCCTCCAATAGGGCGTTGCATAGGCACTACCTCTGCTTCTACTTCTTCTATTCCATTCTTAAAGTGTGTGTCGCAACTAAAGCAATGTGAGTACCCGTCAGAGTGTTGGACATTCGCATCACTTGAATTGCATTTAGGACATGGGCCTCTCTTGCCCCAACCTTTTGTCTGCATGATTTGTTCCCCTTTCGATGCAGTAAGTTTTGTTGATGTTAGTTTTTAATATATAACATAAATTACTTCTGTTGTCTAGCTCTTCTTTTGCCTCACGTTTTGATTTAAAAGAACATACTAAGTTATTGGTATCAATATGTTTTATATTCCACATTAATATTTCCAATCAATTACGAGCCAATCATTTTTATCAACAGATGTCATACAATTATCACAGGTCATAGCAGCCCATGAGAAACCATAGACACGGGTATCAGCATGACAGTGAGGACACATGATAAACTTACCATACTTCCCTGCCCTTGTATAACGATTAACATTTTTATATTCTCTCTCGTTTGGAGATCGTTGATGTTTAAGTTTCCAATCCATTTGTTGAGGGAATGAAATGCCCATTATATTGAACAGCCATTCACAAAAGTCTTTAGGTAAATTCATTGTATTAATCCTTATGTATCTTCGTAGGTTTGTTCCCAAAGTTCTTGTACAAAACTTTCTTTATCCTCCATGATTTCATTTATCTCCTGCTTGGCGTACTTCTTAGCTTCTTTTGTATTGTAACCTTCATCTTGATACTGGCGAACCAATTCACGAAACATGGCTTGGCGTTCCCTTTGCCATAAGTTCTTAGTCATAGCTTCATATCCTCTATAAAATCTTCTAAATCTTTTGCATTACTAGGATCATAACCGTTGTCATACATAAAGTAATATAAGTCGGCTGGCAATCCTAATGATCTACGTATCTTTTCTTGTCGCTCTTTCCACTTAGGATAAAACTTAATTACTTCTCCCATGATAATCTTCCATATCTAATTCTGCCCATGATTTATCATCCCTGTAACTGTTATCTTTCTTAGCAACAGAAAGTTCACGTCTTAATTGACGTATGGTTTCGTTAGCATCTGTCAGTTGTTTTTTAAGCAACTCTATCGACTGATGATACACACGTTCTTTAGTGTAAATGGTCAACTCTTATCTCCCCATCATGTAATACTTCTAGATCCCAATCGGTTCCCCGTGCTATGCTTTCTAGGAAAGACCAAGCCTCTCCTTCTGAAGCAAATTTAAGAGGTAAGCCTACCTCATCAGTAAGAATATCAAATGATTTCAAGCTTATATCTTTCCTAAATGTTGATGCCCCTTGGGTTATAATGTACATACACATCTCCCTTACAATTGGTATGTATTTAATTATACCACACTTTCAATCAGTACTCAAATGTTTATTCTGTAATTAACAAAATAACATTTATGACAAGAGATATGATTATAAAAGTAACCATTAGCTTTCCTCTGTTGGGTCAGATTTTTCAAGATCGAAGAGACTTACAACGTCCCCATCCCATTCATCATCAACCCATACTTCAAGGTCTACCCATGCTCTATCTTCATCTTGATCTCCTCTATATGTGTAACTAAATTTTATTCCAAGCTCTTCTTGTTCACTTAAAAAAGCATTGAGATCCATTAAGAAATCTAAGGTAGTGCTGAACTTATCAAATGACTGCATCATAATCCTCGTATATATTTATCTCATCAATAACAAATTTATTTACATCCTCCACGTTAGAAGAGTTGTCGATGCAATACTCAAGCATTGTATAGCACCAGCTATCTGACATTGATGTAGGGTGTGGCCCAAAGTGTACAAAATTTCTAACGTCTTGCATAGATTTAAAGGTTGGTATTTCCATCGGCGTACTCCTTATACCCTTCTTGAAAAGAATTTAATTCGTAGTCTAAAAACTCATTTAGTTCTTGTATAAATTCATCATCAGCTTTTACGTTGGGACCGAACATATCAAAGTATCCTTCGACAATAGACTTTAACCATAAGTCTGAATCCCCTGCTAAAAAACTTTTAACTTCACCCACATTATTGAAGTGTGGTGATATGGTTTTTAATTTATCAGACATCTTTCATTTCCAATCTTGTGAAAATTTTCACAACTTTCTACGTTTATAAAACACATGAGATCCTATTTGTTTACATCTTTCCAGATACTTAGACCAGAAAGGATTTGTCCATACCGCATGGTAGTGTGTAGCTTCTTCCAATCCTTTTACTTTTACTTCTGTTGAAGTAAGAAGTTTTGCAATCTCTACGGCTATGTACCATGCTTCAGTTTCAAATGGTTTCTCTGACTTACCATCACAGTAGTAAGAGAATTGACAAGCATTACGAACAGGATTGCCACGCCAATACTTACCTTGTTTAACAACTCCACATATATTATCAGGATACTTCTTATCCCTTACTCTGTTTTGTATAACAACACCAACAGCAAGCATACCATTCCACCCTTGATCTCTAGCTTCAAAGTACACAGCTTCAGCAAGACATCTCTTATTAGTATCACCATATACTTTAGATGTTATTAACAATGATAGTATTACTGTTATTAATATTCTCATTACTCTACTCCAAATAACTATGTTCTTCTTTTAGTATTTTATTATAATGTTCTATAGATATATCATATCCTTCTTCAGGTGTCAACTTCTTATCGTACTTAAATATAAAACACATATCTTTTACAAGGGTACTGTTAGCGTACACAATGAATGTGGTAATTGTTGAAAGTATTTTACTGTTATTCAGTATGTAGTTTAACTGAATAATAAGTTTGTCTTTGTTGGGTAACTCTTTCTCAACAAAACATATAGAATTATTAGACATCTTTATAGTGTTCCTTCCATTCATCAGTGGCTGATAAGAGGTAGCCTTGGGCTGGCCCCATTATGTCAGCAATGTAGGTATCACCTAGTTCATAGCCGCCATCGTGCATGTGTGGTGAGGTAGCCGCAACAAACCACCGTGCATACTGATTGCTTGGTTCTTTGTCAGGCCGTTGGTATGTTTTTAATACCCGCCACTCCCAACCAAAGTCATTCTTATATACAGCATAGGGCTTATCTTGTGTCGTACTTTTACCAAATGGATTCTTATTCGTCATCTCTCATCTCCTTTGTATAGATACCCATATCTGGATACCAAGTTCCAACGTCACGTTTAGCTGTGCCGTCACTGTTGTATGCCATAGCTACACACTTTGGCATTATCTTACCCTCTTGTGCTACACCATAAAACATATCAATCCAATCACCATCTTTTAAATACTTACGCATATTTCTGATGTACCCTTCGATGTCTGTTTGTTTAGCAAGAGAACCTTTCACATTCTGTCGTACATCTTTACGGATAGATACGAGCATGTCTGAATTAACCTTGATCCATTCTTTCACCTTGTCAGGGTGTAGCCTATGGCTCTTGGGTAATTTTTCTAGGCTTGGGTGTATGTTACTCATCTCTATAATTCTCCCATAAAAATTCCACTAACTTAGCAGCCTTTAACTCTGTCTCTTCGTTATCAGGCGCACCTCCTTCTATTGCTTCAGTCATTGCTGCTTCAAATAACAATTCTTTGATGGCATCATTGTGTATATTGCTCACGATCTTCCCTTTCATAGAGTTCATTAGTTAACCTGTTAACAATAAATGTTTCTACCACACAAAAAGGATCAGACATTTTTCCAGTTTCATCATAAAGACTGCTCCGATTTTCTTTATATCTTTCAATGTCTTTATGTGTCAAGTTATATTTGTCAATAATATTATCAACTTCTTCAAAGATTATATCACCTACAATTCCGTCTAATCCTAATCCTTCAATAGCAAATGATATATTTGAGTGACGTTTATAGTCTTTCCATTTATAGTCTTTCCATAGGTCTTCTTCATTACTCATTATCTTTTCCTTATTTTTCCATTTGATTTTTAAAAAACTTTCCTACATCTAGGACTTGTTGAGGTGTGGCTGATGTCATAATCATATTAGCTAAAGAGGATACCCAAATTACATTACCTTTTATATAACCTTTTGAATTATCAATTCGGTCAACGCTAGGAGAGGTTGCTCTACCCCCTTCAGTTCCTACTTTAAATTCTATTCCTAATGCAGGACACTTATTATCTTTAGGATATATATCTTTAAGGTACTGCTTAGTCAAGTTAAAATCAAAACTTTTTTCTTTTGCTCTCACTCTTAGAGTACTCAATCTATCTGTAAAGAAAGCATCCGAACCTAATACACTACTTTTTTCTTTCCATCTCGTAGCTTGGGCCTTTCTTTGTTCAGGGTGTGTGGCATGATACTTTCTTCTTCTGGCTTTTTCTTTTTCTCTAAACTCAGGATCATCTTGGTATCGTTTTCTTTTATATTCTTTTTTCCATTTTCTTTCCTTATCTTTATCTACCCAAGCCATTGGTCAACTCCTATCCTATAGTGAACCCAGTTGCTTTTAAATATACCAATACTAAAACAGCTACTACAATACCAAGACATATTATGTATCCAGTTAAAGGGTTGTTAAACATTAGTCTATCTCCTCAACAATCTCTGTACAAACTATATTATCATGATTAAAACTATAGTCAACTTCCTCTATAGTCTTTATTTTTGCATCATGTGTATCATCTTTTAAGGTTAATTTTACAAGTATTAACATTAGTCATTCTCCTTCAATTCTTAATAACAATTTAATCGCCAGCTTCTGAAACTCTGCCGGATACTGATACCATGTCCATTCTTTAATCCAATCGGTAGCTATGTTAGCAGGGTGATTGGCTAACTTATGTAGGTCATAGTGTCGCACCCACACATCTCTTTGTTTAGCTTTCATTTTCTTTCTTCTACTGCTTCGTGATAGTCACTTAATGTTTGTTCCTTACCTTTGATATAATTTTTGTAAGCGGCATCACGTTCCCATTGATTGAAGTACCATACGGGAAGCCTGTCATAGGTATACTCCATTATAGTTTCCCATTCTCTTTGGGTCATCCATTCACCCAATGGTTTTAGTTTATCATAGTCAATCATATTTTAAATCCTTATGTTAACCAGCCAATCCCCAGAAGGGTCGAGCCGTTGATGACTTCTCAAAATATATTGAGCGTAGTCCTCTATGAATACCAAAGGTTGATGTACCAGAGGTAAAGCCATTGTTTAACTTGTGCTTACGCTTACGATAGATCACGGTGAGTGCTATTACGACATGACCAAACAATTCAACCTTACAGGAAAGGCGATAGCCCTTGGTGCCATCATTCAAAGGTTTAACACGTAACCAAGGTTTATTTTTTTTAACTGTTAACATATAATTCTCCATAATTTTGTGAAAATTTTCACAAGTTTTAAAACAATCTCACTTATTCTTAATTCCCCATTAAAATATTTTTTAATTCTTCCACACTTTTACCACTAATATTTGACAACTCCCTGAGTGTTAAGTTTAAATTTTCATCAAACAAATCTTTTATTTCTTGGTCAGTCATTTTATTCTCCTATCATTTAATAATTAAAATAGTTATATATCCCTATGTAGATCATGTCAAGCTCTTATTAATGTTTAGGATATGATATAACTGGTACGTCCTTAGACCAGCAAGCTCGACATGATCCACATTGGTTGCCTCTTGTTCTTGCCTTGCACTCTTTACCTAGTGGATTACCCTTCTTGGTAAATACTCTTGATGTACATTCGAAGTTAGGAATGGTATCCGTGTCTACCTCTGAGGCCGATACCCGAATGGTAAGGTTATCCGGCTCCATTCCGTACTGCTTACGATATTGTTTAACTATGGCACGTTCTTGCGTAGGTAGCCAGTGTTGAATTTCTGGCGTTAGTAAGGCCACGTCTACGATGTTGTGTAACATCTCCACCGATTGTAGATCACCACTATCAAACCAACGATGATAGTTATCTACGTTGTAGCGTTTAATCTGAAACACCATAGACGTAACCCACAAAGACTTGTCTGACTGTTGCCATTTAACAAGGTTAGCCTTCCACCCCTTGTCCACACTAGGCCGTAGCTTTTGTAGCTTACGGGCATAGCAGTCATGACATGGTGTCCCTTCAATCTCTGCCAGTTTACTGCCTACGTTACAGGCAAAGGCGTCGATGGCGAAGGTAGTTCCCGGCATTTTGGTATTGCCCTTAGATACTCTGCCAAATTGTAGTGCTTCTTTTACTAGCATATTAATACCCCATTGGTTCTTGCCACGTTATTGATAAGACATTATCGTAATCTTCTGTTACGTTGTCAATATTATAATTACCTGACTGTGTATGTATGATTAGGTGTTTGTTGTCACAGTATATGCAACCACTAGTGTCACAGTTAACACACTCTACCTTAATTAACCAAGTCATCTATCTTATCCCGTAGAAAAGACATGTCTTGGTTATGCTTAACCATAGTATCTATGGCGTGTTCGACATCATAATTAAATCTTTTTATTAACCAATTGAGTTGCTCCCAACCTTCTACCTGTACTGTTCTATCACTCATTACATCGCCTCCATTTTGTCCATAATCTCATAGTATTTTACTCCATCAAGGGTTATGTACTCATCGGGATCTAGGGTCCACTCTATATCAGGTTCTTTTTTGTGAAAATTTTCACAAGATTTACTGTCCCAGATATCTTTTGCAAATTGTCTGAGTTCTTCTTGTTTGTTGTACTCATCAATTTGTTGTTGATTGCTAACGGATACCATGTGGTCATGCACCATGCGTCCACGGTTACTGTCGTGTAGTATCTCAACATCAGTAGATGAATTTCTCATGTTGGGATAGTGTCCACTATTATTTGTTTGCCAGTGGTGGCGTTGTTTCTTTGCCATGTGTACCTCATATATTTAGACGCTCCCTAGTACATCATACCACAACATACTAGGGAGCTATGGTTGCCTTTTAGTGTATGCATTCACTAAACGCAAGGCAATGTGCCGCCTTAGTTTATTCTCTTCCCCTATTACTTGTGCGGCATTGTAATAGATGACCACGCCTTAGTGGAACCAAGCTCTTAACTACTTACGTATGGGAAGGCAAGGAATCGAACCTCACGCTAGGTAGCTACACTCTACCTTGTTACAGTGTGTAAAACCTCCAGCCACTAGTGCTTTCGTTGGCCTGTAACATTCGCTCGCCATGACTTCCCATAGGTAAGCAGTTAAATAGATACTAATATAATCCTTTTACGTTGTCAAATCTTGTGAAAATTTTCACAAGTTTAAGCACAATACCTTAATAGCTAAACAGTTTAAGACTACGCCAATAGCGGCAAGGCCACCAGCTACACCATAGGCTGGCCAGCCATAGCTTGCGAAACTTAAACCGTAGGCCATGCCGGATAGTATCATAAACCAGCCAACAATGACCAACACAAGGAAGCCCAAAAATGTGTATACGTTTTCCATTATGTCACCCTAATATGGTTGCGCCTATTAAATAAATTAGAACTAAACTTGTCGTGAATTGGTAAACTATCATATCTTACCTTCCTTCCTTTAACTTAGATATGATCATAATATATGACCATACCCAAGTCAAACAAAGGTATAGGGGGGCTTTTATACCCCCCAACCCCTACCCTATGCCGCTACCTTCTCTTTCACATTTTCAACAGTTTCCTGTATACCGTCCTTCTGTATTAAGGTGGCTAGGGTTTTCTTGGTATCTTGTGCCGATAACTGCACCAATGCCTCAAAATCCCATTTCTTTAACTGGCAGTACATTCGCATTTCTATCAATTGCGATACCATGTCCTTTTCGGTTAAGTCTTTGGCTGGTTTTTTATTTTCAACCTTTTCGGCTGGTTCTTTTTTGTCTTTCTTTTTAACAGCCCCAACAACCCCAGAAATTGCCTTTCCGGTTTCCTTGGCTACCTTCTCGCACTCTTTGGGGTTTTTGCCAACAAAATTCGCATATGATACGTGCTGCCTTCGGATATCTTCGGGGAAACCCTCAAACAATTCTACCCCGTATTCTTTTTTGAGGTATTCTTGCGCCTTTTTATTAAAGACGGTTACCTTGGCCTTTTTCATTGCCTCACCCATTACCTTGTAGGCTGATAAGTAGAACGGTACTTCACCCTTCAACATTTCTTTTCGGCTATTGAAATATTGATTGATCAATTCAACCTTGTTCAAGTCTTCGGTTTGAATGTCTTCTGTAGTGTTAGTCATAATAATCATATCCTTGTTTTAACGTCATCATCATTGATGACAGATAGGATTATCGGCTTATTCTCATATAATGACAAGCATTTATTTAACTATTTTATAAGTTATTGAAATAGCTATATAAACTTGTGAAAATTTTCACAAGATTAGAGGAATAGCTGAGTTATAACTACCATTCTATACCTTTTCTGGATGATAAAAGAACGGCCATAATCCACATTCCCAAAATATCCCCAAATTGAAAGAATAAGGTATCCATTGAAAAGGTGATCCCATGCCGCACAATATATAATGACTACCCCACCCAAAAAACCCGGAGGGTCATCCCATATATTATATTAGGACTCTCAAATATTTTCAAAAATACTCGGACTTGTCATCAACCCATCGGCTGATACTAGTACTTTACTAAAGTAGTACCTTAGTATAGTACTAGTACTTTACTAAAGTACTAATTATATTATATTATTATTATTTATTTCTAGTATTAGTATTTATAGTGTATAATAGTACTATGAATAGTTTACAAGAAACTCTACTTGATCCATATATTAACCTTCAAGGTTTGTTATCTCAAAAGGTTAACGAACAATCAAAGACTGATTTCCTAACTTTTGTTAGGATGATGGCTCCTATGCTTGTATCTGATTGGAGAATGGGTCGTCATATAGAAGTTATATCAAATAAGTTAAAAGATTTAGAGGAAGGAAAGATAAGAAGGTTAATGGTGTTCTTGCCACCACGTTCTTCTAAGTCTGTTATCTGCTCTAAGTTGTTTCCTGCTTGGTATATTGGTAGGAATCCTGAACATGAGATACTAACTGTCTCCCATAGTGATCAATTATCTAGTGATTTTGGTAGATCTGTAAGGGATGTTGTTAATACAGAAGAATTTCAAAAGATATTTAAAGGAGTATCTTTAAGAAGTGATGTTAGAGCCGCTGGTAAATGGAAAACAAACCAGAATGGTACGTATTATGCTGCAGGTGTACGTTCACAGATAGCAGGTAGAGGCGCACATATAGCAATACTTGATGATGTTATGTCTGAAGAGGATGCAATTAGTGCATCAGGACGTAAATACATTAAAGAATGGTATCCTGCTGGCTTACGTACACGTATTATGCCTAACGGAGCTATAGTAATAATTAATACACGGTATCATTATGATGATTTGTGTGGATGGTTATTAAAACAACAGGAGAATATGAGTGAATTTGAAACAATTCCTTGGGAAGTTATAAAAATCCCTGCATGGGTGGACGAAGATGCTGCAGAATTGCTAGATCTTCCTGTAGGTTCCAGTTATTTTCCAGAATGGAAGACGGATGAGATACTAAGAACGGATGAGAACGAGATTAAAGCCAGTAATGGTAGCCGATACTGGAATGCACTGTACATGCAAGACCCTACACCAGAAGAAGGGGGATTAATAAAGAAAAGGTGGCTAAAAGAATGGACATATGAAGAACCACCTAGCTGTGATTTTGTAATACAAACGTATGACACAGCTTTTTCTACAGCCACAACAGCAGATTATAGCGTAATACAAACATGGGGTATATTCTCCATGTATAATCAAGATAAGATAGGTATAGAGGATTTTGTTTCTCATCTTATCTTACTAGGAAACATTCGGGGCAGGTTTGAGTATCCTGAATTAAGGAAAATGGCACAGAAGTTATACAATCAGTATAGACCTGATGTATGTATGATAGAGAAGAAGGCCAGTGGTCAATCATTAATACAGGATATGAGAAGGGCAGGGCTTCCTGTCATGGAATATAATCCTGATAGAGATAAGGTATCCAGAGTGTACGCAGCTTCTCCTATTATAGAAGCAGGGAGATTATGGATACCTGTTAATAAGAAATGGTCCGATGAATTAATAGAGGAATTAATACGTTTCCCCAATGCTGCCCATGATGATCAGGTAGATGCTATGACAATGGCTATACACTATATGAAAGAATCATGGCACCTAATGCATCCTGACGATCCTGAATGGGAAGAGGAAACAAAAGAACAAAGAAGTACCTATTGGACATTTTAATTTGGGATTAACGTAAATATGTGTTATAATTATATTATACGGAGGAACATCATGGAATGGTTAATTCAAACTCTGGGAGCTAAAACTTGTTGTATTTTATCAAGCGGTGTGGGTGGTGCAACAAATGTATTAACAAAAAAGAATTTTAACTGGACTGCTATTAAAGATGTTGGTCTAGCAATTATAGTAGGGTGGATAGCCGCAGAATGGTTTATACCACCCATAATGAAACATTGGGCTTTAGACGTGACTTGGGGTCCAGCCATAGCATTCATGATTGGATACTGTGGAATTAGATTACTACCAAAGGCAGAAGAGATTATTGCAGCACGATTATCAAAGTGATTTAGAAAAGGTATTATTTATATTTTCATTGTCTGTTAAACATGAGAACTTTACTATAAAAGATATACAGCGATTGGTTATACCACCACTAAGGTTAAATCAATATAGAATATATGTGGATAAAGAAGTTCCACTCTGTTATGCAAGTTGGGCAATGTTACCAGAAGAAGCTGAAGAAGGTTATAAAAATAAAACAAGAAAGATTCAACCACACGATTGGAACAGTGGAGATAACCTTTGGTTGATAGATGTGATATGTCCTTTTGGTGGTACACGTATTGCAATTAAGAGATTGGATAACCTAAGAAAAGAATTAGGATTACCAAATAAAGTTAATTTTAAACGGTTGGGGAGCAATAGGGTGAACAATGTTGAAAGAATTTAAAAAACAAATGTGGAATGATGGCCCTGCTAAACAGCCGTGGTTAAACTACTTCAATGAATATGAGCTTCAGCATTGCTGCTTTGGTAGTGATGGTGACAATGATGATAATGGTAGTGGTAAGACGGATAATACAATCAGCGGTAGAGAAGGAGAAGATAAATCACCACAGCAAGAAAGAGATGAAGAAGCAGCAGCGGCTGCGGCAGCGGCGGCAAGTGCAGCAGCAGCGGCAACAGACCAAACGGTAGATGAAGTAGGAAGTCCTAATACTGGTCCTGCTGCTACAGACGGCTTTGATATATCATTTGGACCTGATGAACAAGGTAGATTACCGGGTGATGAATATGATCCTTCACAAGATTTATATGCTGGTATTAATCCTGATACAGGCGATCCGCAGGTTAAAGATGGAACAGGTAAAGATGTTACAGATGAAGTTGGCTATAATGATTTAGTTGGTTCAGGATATTTTGGTTTAGTTGATGATAGTGTCCAAGCAAATGCTCAAGCTAAAGCTGATCAAATAGAAATGGATGCAATGTACAATGGACTAGATGTAAATGTTACGGTAGATAAAGACGGTAATTTTAGTTACTCAGGACCAGATGCTTTTGAAGTAGGTATGGGCGAAATAGGTTCAGGAATAAAATCAGGCTTTGGTGCTTTAACAGATATGGCTAAAGGCTTGACAAGCGTAACACCAGAAGGTTTAGTAATGGGAGCCTTAACAGGAAGAGGACCGGGAGGCGGTTTAACCAGAATGGCTATTGGTGAATATGATCCAATTTTAGGAGGACTATTCAGTGGTGGTAAATTTAAAGCAGATCCCTATGATTCTCCATCAATGAGAGCTTATGCTAAAGAGTTAGAAGATAAAGCTAAAAAAGAAGGAAAGACTGTTGAAGAAGTTGCAGCAGAATTAGCAAATAAAAATCCTAATGAAATAGATGAAGAAGGCTATTATGGTATGCTTAGTAATGCTATAGCCCGTGAAGAAGCCGAAAGAGAAGCAGCTAATAGAGCCGCTACTGCAGATCAATTAAGTAGAGATTTAGGTTTTGTAGCTCCAGATGCTCCTAGTACAACTGGTTTGTCTTCACTAACAGATGCAGATTTTAGATCTTATGAAGGTGTTGGTGGACCGGGATCACAAGCTTATGAAGTAGGTGATCCTACATATGATCCTGATAGAGTAGATTTAGGATCAATAACTTCAGCAGATCTAGCAGCAGCCGCAATAGCAGCAGAAAATGCAAAAGCTACTGAAAGTCAAAGAATGGAAGATATAGTTATGGGGCCAGATCTTTCAAGAGCAACTCCTTCTCTTGGTGGTAAAGATCAAACTGAAGCTGACCGTAGAGGGCAAATTAGTTATGATGCTCTAGGAGTAACACCAACTACTACAAAAGCAAAAGAAAAAGAAGCGTCAAGTACAGCAGTAAGTGATTTTCTTTCTAGTATAGCTGCCGCCCTTAGAGGACCAACAGATCCCCAAGCCGCATTAGCAGCAATTAGTAAAAGAGATAGAGAAGCACTAGATAGAGTACAAAGAGAAAACCGTAGTATGGGTGGTGTTGTTTATAGAGAGGATGGAGGTACAACTGAACCTTTTGAATTTAGTATGGCAGATTATTTTGAAAATCAAAAGACTACTCCTTTTTATTCAGCAACGCCTAATCCATATTTAGTTTCTTTACAAAAACAAATATATCCTGATTTAAGTACAGATGAAATATACAGAAGGCTAGGTTATAGACCTGCACCTGATCCAGACGATACCTCAAGTACTACATCTTATTATAATAATCCTTATGGAATGAATATATAATGGCTACTGAGCGTAATCCCTACGATTCAATTGGAAATCAATTTGCAGAATCAGAAACAGGTATGAATGTTATACCTATGCCTGTAGAAGAATCAGGTGTTAGTATTGAAATTGATCCTGAAGATGGTGGAGTTATTGTTGATTTTGCACAAGCTGAAATGGAAGGGTCAGAAGAAATAATAGAATGGTATGGAGATCTTACAGATACTCTTGAACCTGAAGATCTAGGTGACATTGCTTCGACTGTTATTGATAACTATACAGCAGATAAAGATAGTCGTGCTGAATGGGAGTCTATGTTTGAACGGGGATTTGATTTATTGGGTCTTAAACTTCAAGAGGGGTCTGAACCTTTTGAAGGAGCATGTACAGCAGTACATCCCTTATTGATTGAGTCGGCTGTTAAGTTTCAATCCAAAGCATCACAAGAATTGTTTCCACCATTAGGACCAGTAAAAGCTAATATACTAGGTAAGGCAACACCTGATAAAGAAATGCAAGCTAATAGAGTTCAAAATTTTATGAACTATCAGCTTACAGAACAGATGCCAGAATACTTTGAAGAGTTTGAAAGAATGCTTTTTCATCTCCCTTTAATAGGTTCTGCATTTAAAAAGGTTTATTATAATTCAACATTGAAAAGACCCTCTTCTGAGTTTATTCCTATAGACCAGTTTTATGTGTCTTACTATGCAACTGATCTGCGAAATGCGGATCGGTATACTCATGTTATCTATCGTAGTCCTGTAGAAATACAGAAAGATATGATGTCAGGAGTATATAAAGAAATGCAACTACCATCTCCAGAGCAATTAAGTATTACACCTTTTGCAAGTAAGATGGATACTATTCTTGGACTGTCTCCTTCTTATGATACAGATCCACAATATGTATTGTTAGAACAACACTGTTATCTTGATATTGAAGATAGTGAAACACCTCTTCCTTATATTGTTACAGTAGAGGAACAGTCAAGAGAAGTTTTAAGTATTCGTAGAAACTACAAGCAGGACGATCCAAACAAAGAGAAACGAAGTCATTTCGTTCATTACAGGTTTGTACCGGGCTTTGGATTCTATGGATTGGGCCTAATTCATTTCCTTGGTAATCTTACCATGTCGGCAACCGCAGCAATGCGCTCCCTGATTGATGCAGGGCAGTTCGCCAATTTACCGGGAGGGTTTAAGGCTAAAGGAGTGAGGATGGTTGGAGACAACGATCCTATCGCCCCCGGCGAGTTCAAGGAGGTTGAAGCTACTGGTATTGATTTATCTAGGGCAATAGTTCCCCTGCCCTATAAAGAGCCTTCCCAAACGCTCTACCAGATGCTACAATTTGTAACCGCTGCAGGACAGCGTTTTGCAGATAGCACGGAACAGATAGTCTCTGATGCTGCCTCCTATGGACCCGTTGGAACAACGATGGCTTTATTAGAAGCCTCTAGTAAATTTTTTACGGCAATACATAAAAGATTACATAAGTCACAAAGAGATGAATTTAAAATACTGGCACAAATAGATTATGATTATCTGCCAGAAGAATATCCGTATGAAGTACCATTTGAAGATCGTAATATTTTTAAAGCTGACTTTGATGGACGTGTAGATATTGTACCTGTCTCTGATCCTAATATTCCTTCTAATGCCCATCGTATGATGTTGGCAAATATGGCTTTGCAAATGGCACAACAATCTCCACCGGGAATGTTTAACATTGAAGCATTAAATAGAACAATTCTTCATGCTGCTAATATGCCAAATCTTGAGCAAATACTACCGCCTAAAATTGAAGCACGGCCTCTTGATCCTGTCTCTGATATTATGGCAGCTACTAAAGGATTACCGATTGCTGCTTTTCCCGGTCAGAATCATGATGCTCATATACAGGTTAAGACTATGTATTTACAAGATCCAGCTAACGGTGCTAATCCAATAATGCAACGTATAACACCTGTAATTCAATCTAATATACAAGAACATTCTGTGTTAAAGTATCAAGAGCAAATGAATGGTGTTACTGAACAGATGATGCAACAGATTCCACCAGAACAAGCACAAGATCCTAGAGCAGTTGAAATGGCTATGGCACAAGCTGCACAACAAGTTATGCAAGCTAATCAACAGCCACAACAACCTACTCCAGAACAACAGCTTGTTGGACTTGAGCAAGAGAAGGTTAAGTTGCAACAACAGAAACTGCAATCAGATACAGCAGTACAAGCGGCTGAGATGGAACTAAAGAATAAGAAGCTTGAACTTGAAGAGAATGAACAAATACTTGATATTCTAAAAGCAGGAGCTACTGATAAGTTTAAGAAAGAAAAAGCAGAAGCAGATAGAGAAGCTAAAAAAGAATTAAAAATTATGGACATTCTTGCCAAGGTTGGTATAGAAGAAGAGAAGTTAAGTGCTGAAGGCAGAAAAACTATAGACAAGTTATTAAAAGATTTAAATAGAGAAAAACAATTAGATCAACGAGACAAAGAAATGATTGCATTACAAACACTTTCTAAAATGGCAGTAGAAAGTCAAAAAGAATTAGATAGTGAAAATAGGAAAAAGGAGAAAACCAATGATGAAGAAAGGTAAGGGTTATCCAGAACATGTAAAAGTTAATTCTAAAGGTTTTGGTAATCCATTTAAACAAGGTGTTTGGGGTGGACGCAGTATGCGTAGCTCTCTAAATGAATGGGATAAGGAATCTTATGAAATGCCTAATCCTAAAAAAAGCACTAGGAAAGCTTCTCTTTAATTCCAATGGAAATTTGGGATGAAGTTATTCAAGAGTTTAACTTAGAAATTGAAAGATTAAAAGTATCTCTTGGACAAGGGGCTGCAGAAGACTATGCTCATTATAGACAACTTGTAGGTTCTATACAAGGTCTAGAATGGTCTAGAGAAAATTTAACAACTCTTATAAAGAAAAGGACGTATAGCGAGGACTAATATGCAACAAGTACAGATGGGTAATGCGTTAAAAAATGATGAGTGGATTGATAGCGCAGAGATAGCAGATCCAATAACCCTTCCGCATTTACCGGGGTTTCATGTGTTAGTAAGACCAGTATCAGTAAAGCGTAAAACAAAAGGTGGAATATTTATACCAGACTCAACTAGAGATGATATGGCATATCTAACTACTGTGGGTAGAGTATTAAAATTAGGAGAATTAGCTTATAAAGAGAAAGAAAAGTTTCCCAATGGTAATTGGTGTAATGTAGGAGATCATATATGTTATGGTAAACATGCTGGAACTAAACTATTTTATCAGAATATTAGAATGATTTTATTGTTTGATGATCAAATTATAATGAAAGTAGATGATCCTACAGACCTTGATCCTAGTTTTCATTTAACATAATTTGGGAAATAGCTAATAATATGTTATAATTATATTACGTAAATCGTTTGTATCGTAAACAACGGAGAGACAAAATGGCAAAAGATGACGGTTGGGGAACCGTAGAAATCCCAGAAGGCCAAGAGGAAGCTAAAGTAGAATATGAAATTGAAGAGACTGTAGAAGCTAAACAAGAAGAACCTGCAGAATTAGAAGGTATTGAAACTAAAGGGGCTGAAAAAAGAATACGGCAATTAGTTAAGCAACGTAAAGACCGTGAAGAAGAAATTCAAATACTTAGACAGCAAAATGAACAATTAAAACAAGCTGTAAATACTAAAAGTACTGAAGTTACTGAGATGAATAAGTTAAGTCTCAATGCTTCTGAAAAACAATTAGAGGATAAAATTGATCTTGCAAGGGCTGTATATTTAGAAGCCTTTGATGAAGGAAATAAAGAAAAAGTTCTTCAGGCACAAGAAATGTTAAATGAAGCACAAGGCGATTTAAAAAGTGTTTCTATGGCAAAACAAAAGTATGAAAGAGAAGATCAACAAAAAGCACAACAACCAGCACCACAGCAACCATTAGCACCACAACCACAAATAACACAACAACAAGCTAATGATCCAAAAGCACAAGAATGGGCGGCTGATAATGATTGGTTTGGAAAAGATAATGTAATGACGGCTGCTGCACTTGCTATAGATGCAGAGCTAAAGGGAGAAGGATATAATCCAAATGATCAAGACTTTTATACAGAAGTTGATAAAAGAATTAGAAACTCTTTTCCACAAAAGTTTGGAGAAGATAAAGAACGTGTGCAGGAAAATACGTCAAGTCCTGCTCAAGTGGTGTCGGGAGGCTCTCGCTCGTCTCCGACTTCTAGGAGCAAAGTTAAACTTTCGCAAGAAGATTTAAGACTTGCTCAAAAATGGAATATACCTCTTGAAACGTATGCTGCCGAAAAGCTTAAAGTTAATCAAGCTGAAGGTGAGTATACAGATGTTTACAAATAGCAGCGTGGGAGAATACAATGAATACTACACGAAATGAACTACGTAGTGACAACTTGAGAGAACAAAATCTAAGAGAAGAAGAATGGACCTTTGAGGAACCCGATGCCCTCGCCATACCAGATATGGTACAAGCACGTTTTGACAATGAAGGCATGGCCCTTCGTTGGATACGTATATCGTTAAAAGGTCAAGATGACATCACGAATGTTGGTAAGAAACAACAAGCAGGATGGGTCTTCGTAACTCCTGATGAAGTTCCTGAAATGGCTGTTACATCCTTCGTAAGGGAAGAAGGCCGATACCTTGGTACAGTCTGTCGTGGAGACTTAGCTTTGGCTAAAATGCCAGCAGGTAAGGTAAAGGCTAGGAGAAAGTTTTACGAGAATAAAGCAAATGATATGATGGATGCAGTAAATGCACAATTGATGAAAAGCTCTGACTCTCGTATGCCAATCTCCAATACAAGTAAATCAGTAACAACGAGAGGTCGAGTTCCTAATTTTCAGGACTAACCTCCACATAAAAAGGAGATGAAACATGTCTACTACTAAAGCATTTCGTGGTTTCATTCCTGCTCGTAAAAAAGGTGGTAACTATAATAATGAGGCTGTAACCGATATGATCACGTTGACTTCAACTGGTCAGGCTCAGTCACCCACCAACAACATTTTCACTGGTGATCCAGTGGTAATGCCGGGAGCTAACTTTGCAACTATTACACCATATGTTGCAGGTACGCTTAAACCTTCTGGCGTTTTCATGGGTTGTCAATATGTTGAAAACGGGGAGCAAAAATTCGCTCGTTATTGGAACGGGGGAGTAAGTGCCACGGATATTAAATTCTTTGTAATAACTGATCCTAATCAGACTTATTACATTCAAGCGTCCTTGTCATTGTCGGCTGCAGAGTTGGCAATTGTCAAGAACTATAACGTAACTGTCAGTTCTACTGCTTCATCTGGTAATACAACTACTGGTCAATCCAGTTATTACCTTGATGGTGCAAGTGGTGCTGAATCCGAAAAGCAAGTACGAGTCGTTGGAAAAGCTAAGTATCCTGATGAGAAGGATTCTGATGCTTATCCAATCGTAGAAGTCTGGTTGAATATGCACCGTGACCGCTACGTAACGGCTACGGCTTCTTCGGCATAATAGGGAGGATTAATCATGGCTATTAATAGAGCTAGTATTAGCAAAGAACTCCTTCCCGGTCTTAATGCCGTATTTGGAATGGAGTATGGAGAGGTTAATAATGAGCATGAGCCTCTCTTTGAAATTGAGAACTCAGATCGTGCCTTTGAAGAAGAAGTACTCTTCACGGGTTTCGGTACTGCACCAACTAAGGGTGAAGGTGCTGCTGTTTCTTATGATGACGCACAGGAAAGCTACACGGCCCGTTATACGGCTGAGACTGTGGCTCTTGCCTTTGCTGTTACTGAAGAAGCAATGGAAGATAACCTGTATGATACGTTTGCTAAACTTCGTGCGAAAGGTCTTGCACGAGCAATGGCAAATACCAAACAGGTGAAAGCTGCAAACATCTACAACAATGGTTTCTCTGATACCATTGGTGACGGTGCTGCATTCTTCTCTGCGGCTCATCCAACTATTTCTGATGGTAATCAGTCCAACCTTTTGGCTGCGTCTGACCTATCAGAAGCAACTCTTGAAACTGCACTAACCACTGCTCAGAAGATCAAAGATGATCGTGGTATTCTGATCGGTGCTTCTGTAGTTTCTTTGCACATTCCCGTTGACTATTGGGCCGTTGCTGACAAGGTACTCAGCAGCCCCGGTAACACTGGAACGAGTGCTGCAGCGGCTAACCCTAACACGAATGCTATCAATGCTATTCGTAACATGGGTATGGTCCCTGAAGGCTACTTCATTAACCGTCGCTTCACTGATACTGATGCATGGTTTGTAAAGACTGACGTGCCGAATGGAACAAAGATGTTTGTTCGTTCTCCACTTCAGACTAAGATGGAGCCTGATTTTGATACTGGAAACCTTCGTTTCAAAGCCCGTGAGCGTTATAGCTTCGGTGTCTCTGATTGGCGTGGGTGGTTCGGTTCCGCTGGCTAATCTAACGGTAGAGAGGGGTAGTGTAATGCTACCTCTCTCATACTTATAAGGGAGTTATTATGACAACAAATATTAAAGTCGGGATTGCAACAGCAGATGCAGTTCTTACATATGTAGAAGATGATACGACTGTAGGTAGTAATGGTACAGGTGATAACCCTACACCATCAACTACTCGTATCTTGGCTGTACATGCATTGGCTACGGCTGCTGGTTCTTATTCAATTAAAGGACAAAGGCAGATTACCAATAAAACAGCAGAAGGTACTGCAATTAAATTTCAAGTAGCTGCCAATGAAGCAACTGACATTTACATGGGGGAACTTGGAGTTCCTGTCTATGGTGTTGTTAGTGTATCTGGTCCTACTGATGGATGTGTTTTGACTGCATTTGTAGGCTGATTATGGCTACGTACTCTGATCTAAAAGCTGATATTATCAGTGCAAGCGAAAATGATGGTGCTGAATTTACAAGTGCTATTGCTAGTTTTATCGAAAGAACAGAACTTCGATTAACTAAAGATATTGATGATGTTGGATTAGATGTTTATACAACGATTACGCTTTCAGCGAATAATCCTGTTGTAGATTTACCTAATGACAGAGTACGCATTGTACGAAATGTAAACTATACTACAAGCACATCAAGTATAAAAACAAGTTTATTACAGAGAACATATGAATATGCAATTGACTATTGGCCCTATGCTAGTGCATCTGTGGGTGATCCACGGTATTATTCTAGAAAAACTAATAGTTCTATTTATATTGTTCCTACTCCTACCTCAACATTGACGGGGGAAATTCAAACAGTTCAACAACCTCTTCCCCTAGCTTCGGCTACGGGTACTAGCGTTACAACAACTAATTATTTTAGTCAGTATTGCTATGATGCTTTATTTTATGGATGTATGCTAGAAGCTACAATGTTTATGAAAGATTGGCAAACGCTTCCTGTATGGCAACAGCAATATGAAGCAGCAATAATTACACTTAGAAACCAAGCTCGTAGAACACGACAGGACGATATGGAGATTGCTGCAAGTCCTGCTGGATCACCAGATCCTGTTCAACAGGGATCACCATAAGGGGAAATTAAATGGGAATAAGAATAGTACCTAAAGTAAAAACAAAAGAACAATTAATAACTGAACTTAGTAATTTAACAGGTTCACAAAATCCTAATAGTTATATAGATCTTACAATACCACAGCTTAAAACTGCTATAGAAAAAAATAAAAAAAATAGAGAAATAGATGCAAAAGACATTTTTAAAAGTCCACTAAAAAAACGTGGTGGTGGTAAAGTTTATAAAAAACGTGGTGGTGGTCGTATGCTTTATATGCAGTCAGGCGGTTCTATGAAAGGAAAACGTGAGGGGGAACGTCTAGTAGATTCCTGTTATGGAAAGGTGAAATAAGATGGCTAAAAAGAAAAGACTTTATACTACTACAATGAGAAAGAATGGAAACAAACAATTACCACGGTCTTTAAAAAATAAAGCTACAGCAAATCAAAGTTTAAAATCAGGTAAGATTAGAACCGATTCACAAGGTAGAACTGTTGGAGAAACTGTTGCTCGTAGAACAAATAGAAAAAATTCAAAAGCAATGACATCAGGAAAAAAACCTGAAACTCAAGTTACAAAAAAAGGTATGGATAAAACTCAAAAACGTGTAAATAAAAATATTAGAACACGCACGTTAAGAAATATTGGACGTTTGGCAGGACGTGCAGGACTATTGGGATTACCACTTGCTCTCGTACCTGATGAAGATAAAGTAGGAAAGCATGGCGGTAAAACTGCTAGAGAAAGAATAACTCATAAAAAACATAAAGAATCTCAAATAGCTGCTGAAAAAAGAGGACCACAACCAGATCATGAAGGAATAGGTAGACTTAATCAAGCGACAACTAAAAAAGCTATAAGTGATTCTGTATCTAAGTTACCTAAAGCACAAGAAAGAATGATGTCAAGTTTTCCATCTAGAAAAAAATCTGGTGGTAGAATAAAAGGTTATAAAAAAGGTGGACCTATTTCTTATCGTATGACGGGTGGTCAGGTAGTCGATAATAGTTATGACTAATCGTTCTAGTGCTAGACAACAGATTATGAAACCAACACTAGGAAGTGGAACTAAATTTAGGTCTTTAACAAAAAAACTAAAAAAAGGTGGAGCAAAAAATCCTAAAGCTCTTGCTGCACATATAGGACGTAAGAAGTACGGTAATAAGAGAATGGCAAAGATGGCTGCAAAAGGTAGAAAAAAAGGAAAAGCATAATGAGATATAGTCCAGATCTACCCATAGAAGAACAACAAAGATTAGATCAAATGCATCTTGGTATGCAGGGTGGTACTAGAACAGGTTTAGATTCTATGTTTAATAATGTAGGTCGCCTTCAAGAGTATCAGTCTCAACCTATGGTAGCGGCTCCTCCTACAATAAGTAATTATCAGGGATTAGGTACAAACTTAACTAATTTAATAGGGCAACCCGTAACATCTTTACCTCGTCCAAACGTAATGCTTCCTGCAGTAATGCCTCAACCTGAAGTTTTTAAACCTATAGGTGGTAAAGGAGGTAATTTTTTAAATAGATTTGAAAGATTATTAGAAGGTTTAGAAGGATTAGTAGGAAAACTTGGTGGAGACTCTAAGCCTGATCCAAGTCCTTTAGTTGATCCAGCAGGAGGTATTGGTTCTATATCTCCCATATCAACACCATTCACACCTTCTCAAGATTACTAGAATGAATATGATTAATGTTCTTTCAGCAATGACTGTAGTAGCAGGATTAGCAGGTACAGGATATTTTTTAGAAGATCGTTATGCTAATAAAGAAGAATTAATACAACTTGTAGGAAGTAATGCACAACAAATAGCTTTAACTAAAATAGAAATAGCTAAACAATCTGGTAATAAAGCTCTCCTTAATAGGCTTTGTACAGATTTTCAGCAGACACATAGATGGGTTCCATCAGCGTGTAAATAAAGGAGAATTAAATGGATAAGAAAATAGAAACTAAAACAGTAGCTGTTGTAGAACAACCCAGTAAAGCAGAAGTTATACCAGCAAAAGAAGATAGTATGCTAGGTATTAGTATAGCAATTATTGGTGTTATTGCAATAGGTGCTTGGTATTTTTATAGAAAATATACTAAGGGAGAGTAAGATGGCAGGACCACATACATTAATAGATCGCAGTATCCCATTAGATGAGATTGTAGGGAAGCCTACAGGACAGGGGTTTGGTGCTGCACGTAAAGGACCATCTGTAAAGGGTCCACCTCAAGATGTTGTAGTTGATGATGATTATGAACAGGGTAAAGCTTTTAAAGTAGAGTAATGGTTGACGAAGATTTTTTAAAAAGATACAGAGAGTCTGTAGATTTAGGTGAAGATAATTATAGTTTAATAGATGAAGGTTGTATTAAACCTATTAAAAAAGATTATACATATTGGGATGATTATTTTGAAGCACTTGTAAAATATTTGAAAGAAAAGTATAGATATACATATGGCAGTCAAAAGAAAAAAAAGTAATATGAAAGGGATCACCATTGGTCGGGGCATGAAGCGTCCTACCAAGGCTGGTGCTGGCATGACTAAAAAAGGTGTAGCCAAGTATCGTAGACAGAATCCCGGTTCTAAATTAAAGACTGCTGTTACTGAAAAGAAACCTACTGGTAAACGTGCAGCAAGACGTAAATCATATTGTGCTAGATCAGCAGGACAAATGAAAAAGTTTCCCAAGGCTGCGAAAAACCCTAACAGTAGATTAAGACAAGCTAGAAGAAGGTGGAGGTGTTAATGCCTAATAAAACTAAACCTCTTACTATGAGGCAAAAAGAAACTTTAAAAAGACATGCTAAACATCATACTAAAAAACACATGACTAGTATGAGAAAAGCTATGAGAGGTGGAAAAACATTTGGTGCTGCTCATAAAGAGGCAATGAAGAAAGTAGGTCGTTAATGGCAATTAAAAAACCAAAAAGAAAAAAAAGATCTCCTAAACCTACAAATCCTAGTCTTTATGCACAGGTAAAATCAGAAACTAAGCGTAAATTCAAGGTATATCCTTCAGCATATGCAAATGCATATTTAGTACGTACCTATAAGAAACGTGGTGGTAAGTACGCATGAGCCTAAAGGAATGGTTTGGAAAAGGCTCAAAAGGTGATTGGGTTGATATTGGTGCGCCAAAGAAAAAGGGCAAGTTCCAATCCTGTGGTCGTAAATCTACAAAAACTAGTAAAAGGAAATATCCAAAATGCGTACCAAGGTCTACTGCAAAGAGCATGAGCAAAGGTCAGATCAAGAGTGCTGTTGTAAGGAAGAGGTCCAAAGCACAAGGAGTAGGGGGCAAACCTACGATGGTAAAGACCTTCAAAAGAAAAAAGAAAGCAGTAAAAAGAAGGGCTAAAAAATAATGGCAGTATCAGGCACATATAATTTTAATCTTGATATAGATGAAGTAATACAAGAAGCAACAGAAATGATCGGGGGAGAGAATACTCTTGGTAATACCCCTGCTTCTGCACGACGTTCTATAAATCTTATGCTAAAAGATTGGCAGAATAGAGGCGTTCTTCTTTGGAGTACATCTGTTTCTTCTCTTACGGTTACTGCAAGTACAACAGCTTATGACTTAGCTTCTTCTACAATAGATGCACTTGAAGTTGTATTAAATAGAGATAATACAGACATTCAATTAGAGCGTGTATCACCTGAAGAGTATTTACTGATACCAAATAAAACTCAAACAGGCAGACCTTCTCAATATTCTATTAGAAGAAAAAGAGATAATCCTGTTATATCTTTATGGCCCATTCCAGAAAACTCTACTGATGTTTTAAAAATAGAAACTATTAGTGAGTTACAAGATGTAAATAAATCAGCAACACAAAATGCTGATCTACCAAAAAGATTTTTACCATGTCTTACTTGTGGTCTTGCATACTATCTATCTATGAAGAGAGTAGGTGTAGATGCAAATAGAATACAAATGTTAAAAGTAAATTATGAAGAAACACTTGCTAGAGCAATGCTTGAGGATAGAGAGCTTGCTGTAATGAAAGTTGTTCCTAGATTGAGATATGTATAATGGCAAGTAATAAAAATGCATTAGCCATGTGCGATACATGTGGGTTTGTATATCCACATAGAATTATGAGATTAAATAGTTATGGCATGTTAGTATGCCCTGAAGACTTTGAGGGAGGTTTTGATTTAAAGAATCATCCACAGAATAAAGTACCTGATCTTAGAGATAACCCCGCTATTCTTAATCCTCGTCCCGATACTGGAGGTAGAGGTGTTATCTGGAATCAGGCAGAAACAAATTGGGAAGACACAGATAATTGGTGGAATACAATATGACAGACTTAACAGGAAAACAAATTGCCAACACTTATAAACAACTTCTACGTTTAGGGGTTAGTACCAATAGCGGTGTAAGTGCAGGTCTAACTACTATTGAAACAGGAGATGGCACTGATAGTTCTTTTCAACTAGCAACAGGTGCTGCTAAGTTTACAGGAACAATGGCAATAACAGGAGCTACATCTATTGCTTCTGATCTACATGTAAAAGAAAAAGTATGTGCCTCTGCTTACTATGGAGATGGTTCTAATCTTACAGGAATAACTGCTGATGTTGGTGGTAACATATCAGTAAGTAATGCTACTATAGGTAGTAACTTATATGTTGGTGGTACAACAACTATTGTAGGGGCTACCCATCTACAGGCTGCTGTATCAGTTGGTGGTGCTGCACAGTTTGGTTCTACAGTAACAGTATCAGGTGCTACACAGCTTCAAAGCACGGTAACAGTATTAGGTGCTGCAGCATTTAAATCTGATGTATCTGTTAGTGGTCAACTTGATGTATTAGAAAATGCATCAATAGGCGGCACATTAAGAACAGTTGGGGCTGCTACTTTTGAATCTAATGTAGAATTTAATAGTGGTGTATCAGTCTCTGGAAATTTAAATGCAGCAGGTAATACTTCTGTAGGTGGTACATTTAAAACTACAGGTGCTGCTACATTTGAAAGTACGGTAACTGTAAGTGGTAATTTAAATTTAACAAGTAATTTAACCGTTGTAGGAACAAACATTGTTGCTCCAAATGCAAGAGTATGTGCTTCAGCATATTATGGTAATGGTGAAAATCTAACAGGTGTTAAAGCTTCTGTTGGTATTGTCGATAATATATCTGTATCAGGATATATAAATGTAGGTGGAAATGTATCAGTTAGTGGTACATCTAATTTTGTAGGTAGTGCTATATTTAATGATGGTGTATCTGTAAGTGGTAATTTAGCAGCAAGTGGCAACGTATCAGTAGGTGGTACTCTTAGTGTTACGGGGGCTGTAAGTTTAGCATCTACTCTTAGTGTAGGTGGAGCAGCTAACTTTGCATCTACTGTTACAGTAGTGGGCGCAGCGGCTTTGAAGAGCAATGTAACAGTAGGAGGTACACTTGATGTTACAGGTAATACCTCAATAGGTGGAACTTTCTTAGCAACAGGCAAAGCAGAGTTTGAGGATGATGTATCTGTAAGTGGTGCATTAATAGTAGGAGGAACTACAACTATTGTAGGTGCTACACACTTACAAAGTACTGCTTCAGTAGGAGGAGCAGCTACGTTTGCTTCTACGGTAACAGTGGTAGGTGCAGCAGCTTTAAAAAGTAATGTAACAGTAGGTGGTACATTAGATGTTACAGGTAATACCTCAATAGGTGGTACAAGTAATATTACTGGTAAAGCAGAGTTTGAAGATGATGTATCAGTATCTGGTGCATTAGTTGTAGGTGGAGCAACACAACTTAACTCTACAGTAACAATAGCTGGTTCAGCAATCTTTGAAGATAGTGTATCTGTAAGTGGTAATTTAGATGTAGCTGGTAATGTATCAATAGGTGGTACGTTCTTTGCTGCAGGTGGTATTACCTACGATGGTGATGTATCTGTATCAGGTGATTTAGCTGTAGGTGGTAATGTATCAGTAGGTGGGACTCTAAGTGTAACAGGTGCAGTTAGCCTAGCATCAACATTGAGTGTAGGTGGGGCTTCACACTTTGCTTCAACAGTAACAGTTGCAGGTGCAGCAGTCTTTGAAGATGCAGTATCTGTAAGTGGGGCTGTTAATATAGCTGGTAATACATCAGTAGGTGGGACTTTCTTAGCAACAGGTAAAGCTGAATTTGAAGATGATGTGTCAGTCTCTGGAGCGTTAATAGTAGGTGGAACTACAACTATTGTAGGAGCTACACATTTACAAAGTACTGTATCTGTTGGAGGGGCTGCTACTTTTGCATCTACTGTGACAGTTGTTGGTAATGCAGTATTTACTGCTGACATACAAAAGAAAACAGCAGGTACATCTAACTTTGCTGCAGGTGTTAACGCAGGTAACTCAATAGAATCAGGTGGTAACTACAACGTCGCAGTAGGTGATGAAGCTGGAACAGCTATCACGACAGGAGATAATAACGTAGCGGTAGGTTATGCTGCTCTTGATGCAAATACTACTGGAGCTAGTAACACTGCAATAGGATATAATACTTTATCAGAAAATACAACAGCAGCTAGTAATGTGGCTGTTGGTCGTCAAGCTGGCATGTCTGTTACAACTGGCCCTGCTAATGTGATGGTAGGTGCTGAATCTGGCGATGCTCTTACAACTGGTTCAGCTAATACTTTTATAGGACATGCTGCTGGTAGTGGTACAACAACACCTTCAAATAATACTTTTGTTGGGTATGCAGCAGGGTTTGATAATACTACGGGAACAAGTTTAGTTGCTGTTGGCAGTGATGCTTTAGCTAACAATACGACAGCAAGTTACAACGTCGCAGTTGGTCATCAAGCTGGTATGACTCAAACAACGGCAGCGGGAAATACACTTGTCGGTCATGCTTCTGGAGCTTATGTCACGACAGGAGCTAACAATACATTTATAGGTTATGTTGCTGGCGATGCTGTAACAACTGCCGATGCAAATACTTTTATTGGATATGATGCA